AGACGCAGCTAGTGTAAGTAAGTACGTAGCCACTTTGTTCAAAGTAACCACCCCTACTGCTGTAGCTCCCAGGGTTACTGGGAACGAGAGAACTTTAGTCAAAGCCGCAACTCCCACCGCAACCGCGTCGAGTGCTCTTGAAAAAACCAACCCCGTCGTCAAAGTAACTGCCCCAACCGCAGACGCAGCCAAGGTTCGCAAATAAGTTGAAACAGTTGTTAGAGTAACAACTCCAACAGCGACCGGATCGAAAGTACGAAAGTAAGTTGAAAGAGTTGTCAAACTCACGACTCCACTATTCACCACGGCCAATGTTCTGGCCCAGATATTTTGCGTGGTAAGAGTTGTCACGCCAATTGCAACTGTATCCATTGTACGGATGAAAACTAAATTCTTAGCAAGCGTCACCACTCCTACCGTAACTGTTGCCAGTGTCGTATTAGCAGTTGTGATTAACTTCGTAAGAGTCGTCACGCCAACACTCACTGCGGCAAGTGTCCGCAAGTAAGTAGTAAGCGTTGTAAGCGCCGAAACGCCTACTGCCACAACTGCTAACGTTCGTGCCCAAATGTTGACCTTTGTCAGTACAGCAACTCCAACGGCAACTGCATCCAAACTTTGATTAGTCAACCCACCTGCGACCGGGCGGATTGCTAAAGTGTTAGCAACCCAATTCTGCGCCGAACTATGTGAAAACGCATTGTCCGGGTCTTCGGTTGCTGTATTTACAGTACGCCTATAAGTACCTACACGAGCATTTGTACCTGCGGCTCCACCAGAAGTTCCCGCAGTAATCGCAGTCGCGTAATTTGTCGAAGGTGCAGTTATGGTTGTGTTACCACCAACACACGCGACTTCGATCCACAAAGTATCAGCCGCCCCCCAAGAGGGAGTAAGACTTGGAGGGTCAATTGCTTGAGTAGCCGCAGCTACCCACGTTCCTTGTTCTGGTGCAGTTGTACCATGCCAGTTAGCAATTCGATAAGAAACATGAGCTGCCTTCGTGCTGGCCCCAGTGGTAACAGTGATCGTAGTCCCTTCGGTAGCATCGGCAATACGGTAGGCAATACGACCACCAGCTTGAGTATCATTATCTCCCTCTGTCAGCGCGGTCCATCCACCAGGGAATGAAACCGTTCCACCAGTCCCAATGCTTTCCGCAAAGAAGACAAGCAACAAATTTCCACTAACAATCCCAGTCGGTAAATTAACAGTATGGGACGTTCCGGCTGAGGTTGTAGTGGAATTATTTGTTGCTTCTACAGTTGGAAAAGCCACCAACCACTCCTAGGTCTGTTGCAGTGTAAACGTGAAGGCAATTTGATCGTTCAGCGCCAACACGATTCCTGTAAAGTCACCCTTGATAAACAAAGTTGCACCAGACGTAGAGTTAAACAACCCCGCGTTCGTGATCGTCTTCGCGCCATCTGCGGTCATTGTGGCAGTCCACTTATTTGTATCCGCCGCAGGCTGAGAGATCGCACACGCCACGCGAGCTTCCGATGCTTCCGTGAAGAGGGTTGTGTCACCAACCACCGCTGTACCTGCGCCTGTTCCCCATGCCGCTTTTGCGTTCGCAGCACTGAGAAGCGTGGCTAGAGTGCCATCAATAATATCGACTATCGCTTGTTTGCCTGCCGTTGTGTAAACTGTCGCCATAAGTTTTCCTCTCTAACTTATTTTTCCTAAGTCTTCCCATTTGCCAGTTGCAGCTCGGTAGACTTTAGCCGAGATGCTGACTTCGCCTTTTGTCTTTACGTAGACATGCCCACGTTCGCCAGGTTTGCCAGTTAATTTCTCACTGCGCAACTCGGCCTTTAGTTTCTCAATCCAGTTTTTAAACCATTTCATATCTGCTCCTTTTTTAATAAACTTGTTTAGTTACTTCTAACCAACGACAGTCAATCGCAAATCGCAAGTTACCCGTCGCTGGACCATTAAGAGCCATTCGAACAACAAACCCTTCGTCTTGAGTCAGTACCAACGGGAAACTATTCGTGGCGCGGTCAAACAACACTGAATCAGCAAGAATAGTCGTGCCAACGGTCGTTCCTGTGCCGAAAAGCGCGTTGCTAATTCCAACGCCATCCTCAGTACCCGGAAGTAACGGTAGCTCAAGCGGAATGGTATTTGCAATGCGAATATCAGCCGCCAACGAAGTTGGGAAGTTAGATTTTAACTTCATCTCATGCCCGGTGACAGTACCAATAAGATCAACTCCACCCGTGTACGGATTGAAGAAGTCCCGAACAGGAACTAACTCAACACCAGTCGCAACCGCAGTTGTTACTGCACTAGATACCACCGCTGAGATGGAGAGAAAATCCAAAACCGCGTAGTGGTCGCGATCATCCCATTGAAAGGCAAATAGAATGTCAGTGGACGCAAGTGTGAAGGGCATTGAGCCGGTAATTCCGGCGACACTATAAACCCCTCGCGTTCCCGGAGGGGCTGGCATGATGAGGACTTGCTTACTCATAATTAACCTCAGAGCAACTGGGACTGTCCCTAAAGCCGGTGCCTCGGCTCCATGAGTTTATTCGCGGTAGAAATCGTGCTGACCGATCTTAACCAGCCATTTCATTGAAGTCAGCCAACCGGGTAGTTTACCGGCTTGCTGAATCGTAACTTCCTTGTTCAAATAGTGGGTCGCGCCCATTGTGGGATCAATCGTCATGTTGTTCAGGGCCATCTCAGCCGCCAGGTCGCACTCCCCCCACGTCTTCGCCGTTTCGTTCTCGAACTTCCGCGCGATCCTTTCCAGCGGGTCGAGCCAACAACTGAACTGCCATCTGGCCCAACAAACCTCGTGGGCCGACTGGTGCCGCGTCTTCATTCGATTAACGATGACGAACGCAACTCCCAACTTACCTTGAAATGGCTCGCCCGCTGCTTCCAACAGAACCGTCTCGCTTACAACTGCGTGCTCACGTGGGGTCATAGTTTGTCTTCCCCACTGGAATCCTGAACCGTCGCCTGGCGGTCTTTCTTGCCAAACGTCTGGTCCCAGTTCTCTTGGGGAACGTCACTGTAGGCGAAGTGGCCAGCAATCTGAGAGTTCGAATTGTACTGGAATGGACGGCTGGGCCTGAATACCTCAACCGACGCCAGGTCTTTTGCATCGGAGTCCGGTTCAAGCGCCCGACAGACATTTTTGTATTCAAGAATCCGGTCGGTATTTTGCTTCTCCCACCGACGGTGACGGTCGACAGCGCCCGGAGGATTCCGGCGCATCTCTTCGTGAGTCAGCATCCCGTCTTTGATCTTCTCGCGGAGTTCCCGCTGCCGTTTCAACAGCGCGTCTCGGGTCGGGGCTGACAACTGCGGAGGTGAGTTCTCTTCCAAGTCATCCTCGATCGCCCTGATTCCCTTCGCAAGTGTCTGCGGCGAGTTCCCACCCAGTGCATCATTAACCCACGCGGGCTGACGCAACTGTGCCTTCATTCGATTCACCTGCGTCTCGCGGTCTTCGCGTTCTGCCTTTGTCAGATAACGCTTGGCTCGCTGAACCAACTTCCCCTTTGCGTTTCTGACGTTTCGAACTTGTTTAACTTCCGTTAAAACTTTTTCTTTCTCACTGTCCATCTTCTTTGCTCCTTTTACTTCTTGCAGGATTTCCTTTTACAACAGCGTAAGGTTTCACGTCACGAGTTACGACCGACCCAGCACCAACAAGAGCACTACGACCAATGTGAACGCCAGGGAGTAGAACAGACCCAGCTCCAATGGAACAGTCGTCATCCAAGCGCGGAGGCTGTGCAGTATATTCAACATTACCTGCCGTTGGGAATTTATCATCGGTCATCGTCACGTTTGGTCCGATAAAGACGTTATCTCCCACACGGGTTCCGTTGGGTAGAAAGGCCCCATGTTGGATGTGAACGTTCTTTCCCAGTCGGGAACCTTTTCCGATGTAGACGTTCGAGCCGATAACACAGTTCGGGCCGGTTTCGATTTCTCCGATGTTGGCGTTGTTCCAGACATGGGTTCCTTCTCCCAAGTGCGCCCGTGGATCTACATACGCGGTGCGCTCCATGATGACTGTTGAGTAACTTCGGGTGACTCTCTGCTTCAAGGCTTCTTCTAGTTCCTCAAGCATCGTCCACCCCGCCCACGTCGTTAATTTCCGTCAACCACTGGGGCACACGGCTTTTAATTTCCTCTGAACCACCGTCGTCCAAAACGTGTTGCTTACGCATTTTAGTCTGACCGTCGTCAGTCCGATAAGCAGTCGCATCAGGGAGGTAGATCAACTGTTTGCCGTCGTACAGAACCGGAACGTACTCACCATTCAACTTCCTCGCACTCACGCCTGAGTAGAAGTAATGATCCAACACCTGGTCACAGTCAATCCAAATCGTCTCGCCGCGCTGTTGTAGCTCACGACAAAACGTCATGTCTTCTTGCAGCCGTCCAGGATCTTGCTGCCCAGCTTTGAACCACGGGTAAGACCAGTTGGCGAACACGGACTTCTGAACCAGCATCCCGGCTTGTCCAATAAAGTCACCAATGGGAAGCGCCAACAGGCCAGGCGTGGAGAGTTCCTTCCACGTGTAGAGTGGCAGAGACTCCGCCCAAGTAGAGAGTGACCCGTCACCATGCATGATACACGGCAACCACGGGTGGGTTTTGCAGTTCGTCGGCGGGATTACTACCGGGACGTTGTGTTTCAATAGACGCAGCAACATGTCAGGCTGAAAAGCATGATCGTCGCCGAGAAACCAAATCCATCCACCCGTCGAGCGACGAATCCCGTCGTTAAAGTTTTGGGTTATATCACACCCACGTTCAATCAAGTATCGGGTTCCCCCTGGAACCTGTAGCCGTTCCATTGAGTAATTAAACTCGTGAAAGCGCGGCTGATTTGCCGCTGCGACTACAATCGTTCCAGGGGAGAACCCCGTGTTTGCTAACTGAATCATAGTGCTCCTTTCTATGATCGTTAAAGTTAATAATTAACTGGTCGCCAACACAGTATTCGTGCCGGTAGCACCAGCGGTGTAAGAATCAACAACGATACCGTCAGCAGTCGCGGTTACGTTGAACGCACCGCCGCCAACAGGGACGTAACAGCGGTAGACGATACCAGCCGCGCCGTCGGTCGCCGTGTCAGACGCATCGAAGAAATCCGTGACAGTCGTGCCGGTCGCCGTGACCAACAAGTCGCAATCCCGAAGAACTGTACCCAACGACTCACCACCAGCCAACGCAACTGCGTCCGCCCACGCAGTGTCGCCAGAATGTTGGAAGGTCGAGTTCTCGATAATCAAGTTCATACAAGTTCCAGACGCGCGAACCGCTGGACCTTGACCACCTTCGTTGCGGAAGTAACAGTTACGAATGTGAGTGTCTTCGTTGAGGGTTGTAGTGCCAGTACCCGTACCAACGTTAATTGCAATGGTGCCGGTGTTTTCAGAAACGCCCTGTGAACTAAACGTAGAATCGTGAATGAAGCACCGATCCGCTGAGTTGTGAACGTTGATGGAGATTGCCGTAGTAACCAACAGGAAATGCAAGTAAGCAATTTCCACGTCCGCAGCGGTAACAGTCAACGCAACGGTCGAAGCCGCTGCCGTTACGATAGAACGATTCCGGGCCGGACCCGCAGGCATACGAGTCGAGTAAACGCCCTGTGACTGGGGAATACCAGTGATGGTGATTCCAGCAACGTCAACAGTCGCGGTCGAAGCTTGGGTATGCGTACCGGGCAGAAGAACAATTACGTCGCCCACGGACGCGGTACAATTCCCAATTGCATTGTCGAGAGTCAAAAAGGCGCGTTCAGGCGACAAACCGTCGTTGTTATCAGAGGCACTGTAGCTCCGACCTTCAACCGTGTAAGTCGCAGAAGGGGCAACCCAGAAAACTCTGCCGCTCGTCTGAGGGATCTGTCCCCAGAAACTTCCGTATCTTGTAATAAAACCCATTGTCTTTTCCTTTTCTAACGGCTAGTGGTGCGCTTTGTCCTGCGCTTTCTCGCCGGTTAAAGTTGTCGTAGCATCTTAGGCACTGACGACTTGCCTATCGTTTAAAGCTTCCACTTCGGTTCCCCGCAATGTCGGAACCACTGATTAACCGCTGCGGGTTGTTCTCAATCGCATTCGAGGCCATCGGCGCAGGCATCATGGTCGGCTGGGCCATCGGGAGTGTTCCCGACTGGGGAGTTACCCCAGCTTGATCAGCGGCCATAAACGGACTCATCTTCGCTTTCATGTACGCTTGCACGCGCGGGAACTTGACTTTGTTTATGTCAGGTCCACCTGGGCCGATGTTCGCGTTGTAAGGGCCGGGAGTGAACTTCATTCTTACCTCGACCTTCTAACAGTCGGAGAAAACTCTGTTGTAACAGGAGCAGAACCACTGTTATGGCCTGGTTCCATTGATTGCGCAGGTGTCTTTCCAGTATCCATACTTCCCGCCGACGAACCTATCGCCCCGCCGATCTTACCAATCATCTCAGCCATCCCACCACCTTGACCAGCGCCGGCTATCGGAGTTCCACCTTCAAGAATCATAAACCTTGCCTTCACGTGAGCCTTCACGGTCGCAAAGTTCACACGGTTCAGGTCCGGGCCGTCGGGACCAATGTTTTCGTTGTACTTCGGCTGTGTCTCAGTGTCGTTCAACACCTTCCCACCGTCGCGTCCATACGCCGGGCCGTGGCCCTTCGAACTAACCGAACGCTGTGAATTGGTTGTCCAGTGTCTATTTGCCATTGTACTTGCCTTTTACCTTTTTAGGCTTGGCGCTGAATTTTACCCCAGCGCCAGCCTTCTTGTGAGCAGCAATAACTGAACCCTTCATCTTAGCTTACCTCGGAACCCAACACCCAGCGCCAGTCGATCCATGCATTGCCCCAACGAGCATACGCACGCCACTTGCCTTGCAAAGTGTCGAAGTCCTCAACGAATCCAAACTCGCCCTTAATGCGGTCGATCCACACCAGGCCGAAGTCCTTCATCATTGCGGAGTCCATCAGGAACCAGTTGTTGGTGTCCGTCAGGTAGTTCCACTCCACCACTTCGTACTGACCGTAGTGAACGTTCGCGTTGTTATTCGCGGTGTCCACTTTGCCCTGTGAACCGACGATTTCGTAGGCCACTTCGTAAAGGTCGGGCGGAACGAGAATGGTGTCAGGCTTCACGCTGATTCGCTCGGCTCGGTCGCCTCGGAACTGAACCATGTCGATTCGAGCAGAGGCAAGGGCAACTGCACTGAGAGAAGCCGAGCGGAGATTGTCGAAGCCACTCGCCGTAGACGCACCAGAAGTGGTCGTGTGCGAGTTAGAACAGAGGGCCACACCTTCGGTGTTGCTGTAGAAGAACGTGTCAACACTAAAAGCGTTGTTGAACTGACGAGCCGCGTGAGTCTGACGCAGCCGGTAGAGGGAACTAGCCAACGCCTTTGGCTTCTGGTCGATAATGCCGAACTGTTCATCGTCAAACAACCGGCGTTCGATTTGAAGGCCGCTGGCAAATTCCAGCGGGGTAAGGCTGGTGTCGTACCCCTGGTAAACGTCGTCATAAGTCACGACGCCGCTGAACTGGGGAACGTCACCCATTGTTCCGACGGTGCTGAACCGCTCAGTCTGCAACTTGCCGGGACGCATGTCGTAAAACTTGTCAACCATGTCCGGCAACTGAGAAAAGCGTTCATCCCAAATTTTCTGAAAGCGAATGTCCAAAACATCCGCGAAGTTTGTACTTAAAAGAGCCATTTGAAAGTCCTCTAATGGTTAAAGGGGTGTGACCCTCTTAGGCCGTCACACTGGCCCGTTGCCATTACGAAGTAATGACCTTCAAAATATGATCGGCCAACATGAAACGAACAAACGTGTCAGAACGTCCGTTCAGTTCGAGGCCCGTGACCATAACCGCACCACCAGTACCGGAAGCAATCGAGCCGTCGGCCTGGTAAATGTTGGTCGTGGCCTGCAAGTTGCCGTGACCGTCGATCGCTGACGCGCCGGTTCCGAACATATTGTAAGGGATGAACAGAAACTCGTCGCCAACCGCAATCGCTCTCGGGAACGGAACCGTGGTGACGAAATCCGTGGCGCTGTTGTGCGTAACGATCGGACGCGCGTGACCAACGTTCGCGCCCTTGGTACACCAAACAACGCCGCTCGACATGTCAGACGTACCAACGTCTGCGTCAGTGATGGTCGTGCCGCCAGCGGAAGCAGAAGTATTGACCAACAGGGTCAACGCAGTGCTCTCAGTCGCAGCACCGGAAACCAACGCCTTGATTTCCAAATCATCACGAATGGAAACCGTCACGACTTTACCAGCGTCCAACCCGTACACGGTGTTGTAAGCACCGATGTTCGCGTCTGAACCAGGGTCGTTCAAGTCCGCCTGCGTGGTAGAATAAGTAACCGTGTCTTTGCCCAACCCAACGGCATCCGCGAACGAAGTCGTAGTAGCTGGGGCAACACCAACAGTGTCAGTTACCGCGATGATCGGGATACCGGGCTGTGCAATAGAAGCACGCACCGGATACCGACGATAGATCGCAGCGCCTCCGTATAAATGTCCACTCTCAAGCATTTTCGTTTTTCCTTCTCTGTAAAAATTGCCACGTACTCAAACTTTTTGCCTTCACGCGAGCAGCGCGACGTTGTTCCATTGGGTCGATCGAAGAGAGCCTGTAGACTTCTTCGGGCTGAAAGGCCGTCCCGCCACTCAAGTTGACGGTTTCGCCTTTGCACCAGTCACACGTTCCGTTGACCGTGTAACCGTCCGACTTCCCCGTAGCGTCAGGGATGAACACGCGCCGGTAGCCAAATTGACGTGGGTTAAATTTAGCCCGGCAAAACGAACAAAGGATAATAACTTTGCGGAGTGTAATCAGGTCCGACAACCAGCCAGCAGGTCCAGCAGCACGCTTGCCGCCGTGAAGCGGTTTCACTGGGGACAATTTCTCGCGTGCTTTAAACCCTTCGCCTAAACGATCATGCTTTGGGATGAACGCATCCATTACTTCTGCCCCCGCTTTTCGAGATACGACTTAGTGTAGCTCTCGCGGTCTTTGGCATTCATTCCAGACTTGTTCAAATAATCCGTCACGTGTGGGGGGAGCTTCGAGGCGTCGGTTTTCGTGGTGGTGGTCGTTGTCGTCCCGCCGCCCGCTCCGCCTTCAACGTGAAACTGGGTGTTCGACCCAGACGATTTGTCCAAACGCATTTTCGCCTTAAACTGGTCCAGTGAACCAAGTGTTTTTTCCAACAACAGGGCCTCGGTTACAACTGAGTCGGGGAGTCTGTAAAAACCGTTCGTGTCAATCAAGCGGGCGTACTCGGATTCCAGTGGTTTCCGCCGCGCGTCGTATTTGTCTTTCAACCACGGCGCGACTTCAACGTACTTGTCAATCTGTTCCTGTGCCCGTGACTGCCTCGTGGCCTCGTCGTCCCTAACTCGTTCTTGCTTCAAAACCCGGTCGGCGGTTTGCTTGGCTCGCTGTTCGGCCAGGTAATCAGCAGCTTCGACAACGGAAATGGTTCCAGCGTCAACTGCGGCTTGAAGTTCCTGGGTTGTGTAAACCCTGGTCTTCGGAGTCGCCTGTTGCTTCGTTACTTCCTCAAGAGTTTTCAGACGCGCGTTCGTCGCGGCTTTCTCGTTTTGCAGTTCGAACACCTCGGCTTCGAGGCGTTTGCGCAGACGATATTCCTTACGGGCGCGTATTTCTTGAGGACTATCACCACCTGGTTCGTGGTCAGCGTCGTCGTGGGTTTCGACTACGGGAGTCTCTACCTGCGTCTCGACTACTGGTTTCTCGACCGTTCCCTCTGCCGTTGCTCCTGCTTCCGCCATTGTTTTCTCCTTTTATGCTTTAGAGCGCATAATGACTCTTTATACGTCAGAGTGTATAAAAAACTCGCGTCCGTAAAGGCTGGACGAAGGCCGCGCCCGAAGGCGATTAACGTTTCAACAACCCCTGAGATTTCGAGTAATTAAACTTCCCCTTCGATCGACTGGGTATGCCGCTGGTATCGACAGAACCGTTCCGCGACTGCATCGAACCAGGGGCCGACGAAGGGAGCCGTAAAGAGTCGTCGTTTCCGGGCCGAAGTGACCGACCCGCGATAGACGATGATTGAGCCATTGAACTGGGCTGACGAGTCTTGTGAGGCGTGCCGTCAACGTTTCCAGCCGACCCACTTCGTCCACTTAACCCGCCGTTTGCTTGATTACCGGGATTTCCGGTACGACCTGAACCGTAGGGCATTTGTGCCTCCTTTTCAACTCAAGACTAAACCAATGTTCTAAATCTGTCAACTGGCCTGTGTGCGCTTGATGATCGCGAGGGCTTCTTCAAACGCTTTTTTAATCCCGAGATTGTAACGATAATCGGGCATTAGCTTCTTGAAGTCCTCCACGCTTCCTTCGAGAAGTTTTTGCTGTAGGCCCTCACAGGCGTTCGTGGCGGTCGTCAATCGGTCGTCAATCTCTTGGGCGTAGAGTTCCCATTTGGGATCAACCAGTAACTCACGTAACTGGGTCTGACGTAGCTGCTTGGCCCGTTTCTGTAGCTCTGAGGCCACTTTGTGCGCCTGTTCCAGTTCCTCGAACCGTGGGGCGTAGTCTTCTAGTGATAAACCCATGCTCCTAAACCTCCTTATTTCATCAAACTCATGCGAAAGATCGGGGCGTAGTCTTTACGGTTGACCAACCACATTTGATCTTTCTCGGTTAATTTTCCAAGTGTCGAGGCTTGCGTCCGCAACCACTGAGCTACGGATCGAAGTTCCTTTTTCGTCAACTTGTGCATGTCCCGAACCGTTATCTGCGCTCGTTTGTCTTTGCTCATGTTTTGCTCCTTTCTACGGACCCTCTTCCGTGGGCATTTGTGTTTCACCTTCACCAACCTGTGGACTCGCGCCCGTGTCGGGGTTCATCTCACTCTCAACACCACCGGGGCCTTCTTCACCTCCACCGCCGTTTTGCTTCTGCGTCTGGCTCGCGGCCATCATCAACTGTTGCATTCGCATCTGTTCCTGCATCCGCAGCATTACCATCTGCATCCACCCTTGCAAAACCTTCACCTGCTCGGGGTTGAAGTAACCAAGCTTGTCCGACTGGGCGAACTGTTGGAGTTTCTGCAAGTGTTCCTGCGGCTGTTCGAGGGGACCACTGCCGAGGGCTGGTTGCTCACCCGCGAGTATCATCGAAAGAATGTCTTCCGCAGTGTACTTCGGGCCGATGACTTCACCAGGAGGCCGGGTGAGGTACACGTCGGGGTCAAGATCGCGGGCTTTGATTGAATCGCGCATCAGCTTGTAAATCTGCTCGGGCTGAACCAGACCCAGTTGAATAGCAATGGGACTCACCACCATCATCATAATTTCCTGCAACGACTGAGCGACGATTTGTTTGTTTGAGTTCAGCAGGGTTGCGTTAAATTCAAAGTCAATCTCGGCGTCAATCTTGTCCGGGGTGATGGTCTGGTAGGGTTCCGCACCTGCGTCACTAACCCCTAACACACGCATTTCCTTCATCGGCGGTAGGTAACGGCGGTTCAGACGGTGAATGAGCTGAAAAATCGCTGCAAAGCCCGTAAACAGCCGCCGGAGGATCTGCTCGGACCTTACGTCACCTTGTTGGAGAAGTGCCGCCGTGGTTCCAGTGGTGCGTAACGCGGAGGCTTTCCCAGTAGGGACGCGACCGAACTGAACATCCGACTGCATACTCAACCGCTCGGCGTATTGTTGGAGGATCGTCAGGGTGTTAATGGTCCAACTCATGTCCCGGTTCCACGTGGGAAAGAAAACATCCTCCTGGGGGCGATCGAGGGGGTAGCCGGTTCCGGGTTCTAGTTTCATTTCCTCCTGGCGCATACCGGAACTGGGGCGGAAGAAGAAGAACGGGATGTTGGTAATGAGGCCCCAATCGAAGTTCTGGTCCATTATGCCCTTAATCATATCCTGAACGGGTTCGAGGATTTCAGAGAGGGACATTGCGTAGAAGCGATTGCTGACGCTGAACAGCCGAGCCTCAGCGAATGGGCGTCGGACGGGAACGCCGGGGTAGAGTTCGGTGAGGTAACGGGCACGCATCAGAGTCCGGCTGGCCCGCTCCACCCAAAAAATCACGTTCTCTTCCAACCCGTCGCCGTCAACATCCCAACGACCGTAAAACTCCACAACCGTCCGCTCACCAATGTCTTGGTGACTGCCCCAGTTTACGTCTTGACCTTCCTCGGCGTCTTTGGCTCGTTTGGCTTCTTCTGGGTCACCACTGCGTTGCACGTCGCGGACCCAACTACCTGAGTTTTCGATTTTCGCCAAGTCTTCGGGCGTCAGTAAATCGTAGGTTCCGTCCTTCATCCCGCGTTTGATGTTGTCAACCGTTGTTTTACAAACACGGTTTACATAGAGAGCGCCGTGGGGATTCTCAGGTGACGGCGGTTGAAGATTCGCGGACCGGGTGGGCACTACGATGTCTTCAAGGTCGTGAACTTCGACTGCGGGTCCGTCGTAAGCCCGGACGCGCTTGCTGACGTGGGCCTCGATCCGACCGTCTTCGGTGTCGTAAAACTCAACCATTGCCTCACGGGTCGGGCCTTCGGCTTCTTCTTCGGCCTGATAGTAAACCTTCCACGAGTAGTCATTCGCGCCAACCGCCACGGCGTCAATCATCGTTGGGAAGAACGACGTGAGGGCGGTGTAGATTTGAAAGTCTAGGGGAACCTGGTCGGCTACACCTGGAAGGCCCCGAACGTCATGAATAACTTCGTCACGCCTGACCCAGCGAACATGCGCAATTGCAAGCCCATCGTCAACCAAGTTACTGATAAAGTCATCTAACACCCTCTCACCTGCGGCTTCTTGAAAGAACTGAAAATCCGTCAGCCGGTTGATGTTCTCTTGCTTGTCCATGTTCCGCTGTTGCAAAGCTTTTGCCTGCATCAGTGGGCGCATGGACTTGGTGGAGTTTTCGAGGCTCGCCTTCAAACGCATCGAAGCCACAAGCATAATGGGCATCCACACGTTTGACGACTGACTCCCCAGTGGGTGTCCCTTCGTCGGCAACCAACCACGTAACTTCGCGTAACGGTCGATTCGCTTTTGGTTCCACTCGTTACGGGCGTCTAGGTCGATCTGCAACCGACCCAACACGTACTCGACCACACGAGGCTTGTCAAGTTTGAAGCTGCGCTTCCGACGCTGTGGCTTTGAGATTTCTTTTAACTTCTTCTCGGTCCCTGCGGGTTTTTCTAAGTCGGGCATTTTTCTCTCCCTTGATGGTTTCTATTGCGTAAATCGCGCCTTCGAGGAAATGTAAACGCGCGACGGTTTTATCTTGCAAGTTCACTAACCCGTCTTGCTCGTCGTGAAATCGTAGTGAAAGTTCCTCAATCACTGACCTGTTCATAAAACTTCTTTTGCTCCTTCGTTAAAAAGTCTTCACAGACCTTTTGTCTCCAACAGTTAATGCAGTAATGTTTACCGCAAGCAAGGCACGTATACCAAGTGTTCGGTTTCCATGTGTGTTCCTTCTTATCCCAACGAAGCCAAGTCCAAACAGCGAAACACCGAACGCATTTCACTGTTGGATTAACCGTAAATCTTCCCCCTCACATTATTCAAACGCTTAACTGGTGCTCGGTACATACCCCTGAACGTCGGCATGGAGTTGCAGACGTAACCCAACAGCGTCGGGAAGTCACTGAATTTATCCTGCGGCTGAGGCTTCGGGTCACGCAGGTCCACGCGGCCTCGCGCCCACTCGTCCCACGAATACCTGTTCATCTGGTAAATCGTCTTCCCGCAGGAGTTGAAGACGCCGAACAGCGGACGCTCCGTCCGAGGGTCGGGAATCAGGCGGCCACGAATCAAACTGCGGGCGGTGTCGCGGTTATCGTCGGCCATGTCACAACGAAGTCCCACATCGGCAAAGTCTTCTTCGACTGTTCGGTTACGTCTTCCACCACTCCCACTGGGACTCTTGCCCATATTGGGGTCCATGTAACGGCGCACGATGTTATCAAAGTGATTCCTCTTCTCCACTTCCTGAACCTTCGCCCACACTACCGACGGCTCGGCATCAACCTCTAACTCCGCAACCTGAAACATCTCGTCCGACGGCGTAATCACATACCAAGCCATCGCATGCGCCTTACGAGGGTGAGGGTCGATTGCAAAATAAATGGGCCACTCGTGGCGAATCTCGAAGGGTTCGACAACGTGGCAGATGTTAATTACCTTGTTGAAACACCCGGCGCAGCGTCCGTCGTGGGCCAGCACCAGGTCACAGCACGTGAAGCACCACTGACGCTCACGGTCGCTAAAATGTTTGTAAATCCTACCGCCCAAGTGCATGAACGCGCCACGGAGACGGACTTCTTTCTGCTCGGGCGTCAAGCCCTTCGCAACCATCTGAATCTCATCCATCGACAAAATTCGGTTGTCCTCGGTGAACAAGGTGATTGCTTCGATCTGCGGGTCTTTGTCCGGTCCCGGTAGGCCCGGCGTGTAGAGTTCGTCGTAAATCCACGCGGCGTCCCAACTGCTACTGGTGTCGTCGGGCGGGGTAAAGGCGATCATCAGCCGCCCACCAACGTCAATCGTTCGCATTTTGTTCTCGCGGTAGATTGCGTGTGGAGGGCCTTCGTCGCAAACGATCAGGTGGAGGGACGAACCGGCCATGTCCTCAACGGCTTGGTCGTAGGAGTTAATCTGTAGGGTCGAGCCGTTCGTCAGAATCAGGGTCCGCTGTTTCTCAGACCACGAGTCGGACCATTTCCCGTTGACGAGAAACCGCTTCGGAATCCATCCCCAGTGCCCCCGGTCACCTCCGGGATCACCTGCCCCGTTCCATTGCCAGTATTGAAGTTTTGGTCTGATAACCGCGTCCCAGGTGTTGGTGAGAGAGGTACATATAAGTCGCGCGCGAATAGGAGGACGTAATTTAACACGTGGGTAATCCTTTTCTAGCGACTTCGGCACCATCCCGGTCATCTGAATCGCCAACTCAGCCAGGCTGGTGTCGCTCTTACCTGACCTGTTTCCCCCGGTCGCAACGATTTCCTTCGCCGTAGACAAATGGATCTTCCGGGCGTGCTTACTTGAAGGCTGATAAAAGTACAACTGTTCTTCCTGACGAATCTGATACAACCGGGCCAGGGTTTCCTTCGCGGCTTCTTCGCGAACCGATCGGGGGATTTGCAACAGTTCGTCGTGGGTGAGGGTGGAGAAGTCGAAGTTCATTGCCACACAACCTGTTTGTGAATCACCAACACACCACCGCCGTCGGGTGTGTAATCCTCAACGGCTGGTTCACAAAAACACATTTGCCCGGCGCGGGACTTTGCGCATTCCACATTTGCTTTAATAGTGTCCTCTGAAATCGCCAACGTGTGAACTGCTTCTTCAGCGGTTGGGT